TAGTTCCTACACTTTTGCCTAAGAATACAGCGTACATGACATCATTAGATGATGTCGCGCTTGACAAAGTTAAAGTAGTTAAATTAGATACAGTATAAGAACTGTTTGGATTTTGACGGATGTTGTTTATAAAAAGAGCAATCTCTTGAGGATTAGTTACAGAAAAATTTAAAGTATAGGTGGTTGTTGCAGAAGTTGTAAAACTTTGCTTTTCTAGAGTCTGGTAAAATTCCGCTGGTGTGTTACCGATATAGGCCAAGTATAACTCCTTATGTACTTATTGTGTCTATGATTGAAACTACTGTGTCAAGTGAACTAGCTGTATCTGATACCGCTGCAATTTGATCTCCATTAGCTAATACAATTTTAGAACCCCCATCAATTAGTTCAAGCGAGCCTCCAACACTTATAGGTGCTGACTTGATTAGATAATAATTAGTAGACGACCTAATAATATAAACGTCTACATTAATTGCAGATGTTGCTACGTTAGCACATCTAACACTTATCACTGTATCAAAACTATCAGCTTGTGCTAAAATAACTGCCGCAGAAGTTCCTGTATTTCTAGTTAATTGATTTCTAAAATTTTGTGCCATCTATAATCCCCTATATATACTCATACTATAATGCCACCGACATTGCAATTACAAAGCCTGCTGACGCGCCTTCTGTTCCGCTAGAAGCAGAGGTAATCCTACCTTTAGAATCTACTGTTAAATTTGTATTTGTGTAACTTGCAGCGGACACGCTTGTATTGGCTAATGTTAATGCTCCACTTGAAACTATTGTTGCATCTCCTGAAACATCTACTTCTTCAAAACTTGTGCCGTCTGCAACTAATATTTTATTAGCTGTATTAGTAGGCATTTTTAATAAAGCACCTACATTTACATCAGTTGTTGTGGTTAAATCTCCTGTGACTGCAGCTCCTGTATTTGTAGTCTCTAATTTTTTTGCATTTGATGCATTGTGATAAATAGCTGTAGCACCACCTTGAGTACCTGTTAAAAATCTATTACCTCCAGCAGAATCTGTTAAATTTAGATCACCTTGTCCTGAAGTACCCCCTCTAATATAAAAGGCCCCTACGTCTCCTCCATCAAAATAAGAGTTAGCACCATCATGATAAAGTTGGATATCATTACCTGTTCCTAGTTGTATTTTTTCATTGTCTGCAAAATTAGTATTATCACTTGCATCTTTAATTACAGCTTTTGATGCTGGAAGAGTACAAAATACTTCTTTTGTACCTGCAGAAAAATTAACAGCACTGTCACTGTTTGAACTACTGATAACAGTTGTTCTTGTTAAAGTTGTTGAGTCACTATTTAAAGTTCCAAGACCTACTTCAAACTCAGATCCATCTTGAAGAGCTATACAGTAATAAGTGGTATTAGAATTACCAATTCCTGCTCCAAAAGTTTCAAAACCTGTAACAGCTCCACTTAATGTAAAGGCAGCTGTACCAGTTGTAGTACTAGTTTCTTTAACTCTGTCATTAACAATTAATGCCATAAGTTATCCTATGATAATCTTAGTATAGCTGTGCTTGCACCTGGCGCTGGAAACTGAACAGTAAAAGTTCCGTTAGTAGCTGTAAAGTCGGCACCAAAAGCTAAAATACAAACGGCATTGGTAGTATTACTTCCGCCATCTGCTGTTGTATTATAAATCATTGCCCCATTTGCTGTAAAACTCGCTGAAGTCCATTGAGCGTCATTACTAAAATCTACATATGCAGTAGAAGCCGAAGATCCTCCTGTAACGGATTGTCCTGTTAAAGTTTCTCCTCCAGCTGTGTACGCTGAACCTGACGTATTTGTTATTTCGTTTGATGTACTGTAAACAGTGGTTGTTGCTCCTAAACTTGCGGTTGACGTAAACAACGCAATTTTAAATGTATCACCACCACTTGCAGAAAAATCGTGGTAACTTTCCAATAGTTCTTTTTTAAAACTATTGCAGACTGCTTGTGCTATTGCCATTTTTTATCTCCTTTATGGTTGTTGCGAAGGTAGCGGAAGTCTTATAACACCGTCTTGGTATTCATCTCTTCTTCTTCTACCCTGTTGTTCTAATGCAAGTCGCTGTACTGCTTCTTGATAGCTTTTTTCATATTGGGCAAGTAAATCATATGGACCTTTTAAAAACTTAAAAGCTTGTATTAAACATCCATATAATAAAACTTGAGGCGCATTTACACTAACCCATGTAGTTGTGTTAGAAGTAGATAACCCTGTTTCATTACGATTCAAAGCAAGTTCTATATTATAAGCAGAATCTGGTGTGGGTGCAAGATATATTGTGTCTTGATCCCACATAGCATAGTATTTTGGTGTGCTTTGTGTTTGTCGATTAGGCCAGTATTCCGTCATATAACTAATATCTTTTTGTAGCAAGTAATCTCTGACATTTGCCTTAGTTCCTGTAGAAGCATAAATACTTGCTGTTCTTACAAAAGCCATTGTTCCAGGTGTTTGACCTGGCAATGATAAAAATTCATTTCCTTGAGTTAAAGTTGTTTTTTGATATGATCTAAAACAATCTAAGTCTACTTCTCTAAATATTCTAATTTCTGCTTGAAGAATAATATCATTTAAAATAGCGTCTGTTAAAACAGTATCATCTGTTTCTGTGTAATTTCTAACTTCAGTTAATAATCCAGCATATGTTGTCATGATATCACCACTGTAACTGTTCCTGTGTTAGAAAACAATATAATTTCTTTATTAGGTTGTTGCGTACTTAAAGGCATCATACTTCTTTGTTTTATTACTGTTCCATTAGATAAAGTAACTTCTTGAATTAAAGTTTCGTAACTATTGGTAGCTAGACCATCTCCAAAGCCGCTATATTGTCCTTTAACAGGATTACCTACGTTCGAATTTACTGTTCCACTACCTACAAAAACTACATTATCAACAACTTGAGGTCTTGCATGTTGTAATGCTTGAAAATCTGTAGGATGATTTTTAGGATCTAGCTGAGGTTGTTTAGGTTCAAATTCTGAAACATGTACCCAAGAACCATTCCATTCTTGAACCATCTCATTATAAGGAAATGATTGACCTGAACGATCTGATACTCTTAAAGCAAATTTTCCAGATGCATACTTACCCATGACTACCTTATATAATTATGGCGAGGAACCATACTGTAACTTGCCTTCTCTACATCCTCGTTAGCAGCTCTTGTAAATTCTTCTTCATAAACTGCTTTTAAAATTTGAATTCTGTCAGGTGCGTATTTCATAGAAACATAATAAGCTAAACCTGAAACAAGACATGGTAAAAATCTAAAAGGTATTTGCGCATTGTTTGTGTAGTCATCTAAGTCTGTCATTCTAATAGAAGCATAATATTTTAATGTGTAAGTGGCATCAGCCGCTGGAAATAAATAAAGTGTTGGAAGAATAGTTCTCTCAAAATAAAATTGACTAGGTCTACCTTCAGTTGTTTTAACAGTGTAATCCGAATAAGTTTCTCTTCCTATTCTAGTCATAGCAAAATCACCATTGTTGTTTGACATTGTTGCGCTTTGAACATCTACAATTTGAGAACTTGCGTTATTATCTGTTGTAGCATTTCCTGCAGCGTCTACACTGTAAAGATCTGATCCTGAAATTGATTGTGTTCCTTTTACAATAGTAGCTGTACGGGATTGAATGGTCCAAAGGTTTAATCCTCTGTTTGCCCATTCGGCAATCATAAGATTAACTGAACGCCTTGCACTTTTTAATTGATAACCAGTTCTATCTTGTAAACCACATCTTTCAAAAGCTTCTTCTACTAACATATCTAAATCTAAAATAAATCCAGCTGTTGTAGAATAGGTAGGTGTTTTAGTATTCAATCCCGACATTTAATTATTTAGCCATACCTTTACCGCGCTTAGCTACTCCGCCACCACGTTTTTTAATAGCTTGTTTTTTCTTAGCAGTCATTCCGCCCATAGCTAGTTTAACAGGCTTGCCGCCTTTTTTCATAGCCATTTTCTTTTTTCCCATCATGATAGATCTCCTTTGATCAAATTATATTTATTTCTTCGAGTTTCTACGACGTCTTTATAGTACTCGTCAGGCCATTTTTTATAATAACCTAATCGTTTTAATTTATCAGAAGCTTCCTCTAATTGCGAGAACTTTTGTACTAACATCATAGAATATTTTAAATCACTTTCTACTTCTGGTATTTTACCTTCAGGTTCAACTAAAAAAGCTTGATCTTGGCTAGTAGCAGGATTATGTGGATGAAACGACATAAAATACATATCTAATTTATTATACTTATCGTTGTAATATTCTGTAATTTCGTGAAGTTTATTTGGTGTATAACTGTAATAAGGATCACAAAATATTAATATTTCTTTTTCGTTAAAATCTAATTTATATATTAGTTCATTTAGTTCTTTCTTGTAGTGGTAGTTTTTAATTTTTATTTCTACTTGAACTTTATTATCTAACCATGCTTTTTTAGCAAAAGGACATGCTGGAAAACCACCTAGATGTTTGTTAGAAACTTCAAGATAATGTTTAGACCATAATCTAACATCTTCTTTTATTTTCCCTGCTGGTTGTATTTCTTCCATGACCTTCTTTTATTTTTATTTAAAGGCTTAGATCTTTGAGAATTACCTATACTTGTTCTCTTTTTTTGTGGAGTAAAATATTCCGAATTATTTTTTTGAGCCATTATAATTTTTTATTAACTCCCTTGCATTTTTCACGAACAGTTTTGAATTGTTCACCAAGTTCTAATTCTTTATATTTTGAGCATACCTTTAACATCTCTAACTCTTGTTTAAGTCTTTCGTTTTCAAGCATAATATTTTTGTATTCGGTTGTGCAAGTACCACCAAAGCTATAGCTATAACGCAATCCTATTCTACCACTATCACCTCTGCTGTTATTACTACTTGAATTATCATAAAGTTGTTCTTGCAAATTATATTCCATATAAGGCTCTAACCTATGATTATTACAATGGTTACCACCATTAAGGTATTCATTTTGTCCAAATGCAAAAGGAGATACTAGTATCATTATAATAATCCACCATAAAATATACGTTTTCATTGACAAACAATATTGCTCATATCTTTTTGACAGAGAGTTCTATATTCAGGATCTATTTGAAGTTTAATTCCTTTAATTTTATAACTTAAT